AATGCCTCTCGTGTGGAGCTTCCTGTAGCGGTGTAGTTGTCAAAACACTCAAATGTGGCACCAAAAACACCTTGTAAGCAATTCAACCCCACTTTCCAACCGTAAGCATCCAGGTCACTAGTTAGTTGTCCAACCATAAGCTCAAGATGGTTTAAATTTCTCGTGTATTTCAAAAACTCAGATTGTTGTCTCTTGCTTAATTCATTTAAATTTACGGGTAACACATGATCAAAATTAAAATACTTAATGAACTTATTATTTAACTCAATCTCTTTGTCCATGTTCATTTCTAACGCTCCTATACGTCACAGTAGTATTTGTTCTCAGTTTTTAAATATCGCCCTTAAAGTAATCAACCAGATAAACCCTTGGTGCGTTCTTTGCCTTATATGCGTTTATTAACTCATTTGATTGTGAAGCTATGGACCCAATTCCTGCAAGCACATACACTATAGGAAAAGCCAGTAGCGTCTTTTTGAAACTTACATCGTAATTGAATTCTTCCTTCACTATGTGGACGATTGTAAAAACACAAACACCCATAAGTGTACCAACGACAACAACATCTATGCTAATACTAGTTAAGGCGTTAACTAAATGCTCAAAGAATTTAAAACTTAGAAGTTCCTCTATATATGCTGGCACCTCTTTTGATGCAAAAGCTTCTGCTGACTCAAGATACTCCATTGCCTTATTTAAAAATTTATCTGCCACTTGTACTGTTTTCTCTTTGTTCATTTCCTTATCCTTTTACTCAAACGTCTCTTGAGTAGATAATATTCCCAATTCCAATTCTCTAATATAACTCAAGTACCCACCACTTCTTATCACTCTATTAAGATCAATTTTATTATCATTATCTTTTTCAATCTTAGCTAAAACATTAAATAAGCAATAATATGTTATATCTTTATTATCTTCTTTTACGCTTATAAATTTAAAATCTTTAGGCAAATCATCTCTAAGTATTTTGTATAGGTCAGCAGTAGAAAAATTTATACTATCTAATGTATATGATGAATTTATCTTATTGCCACGCTTGTATAATTTTATTGTATTCATTATATCTCTCCCAAAAATACACCGCGCGCCCTTTACGGCGTATTTGATAGATTTCTTATAAACTACACTCGCGCGGGCGATAATAGTTTATGGGCGCATTATTAACTCTTTTTTACATTTATCAAGTTTCTTTAAATTACTAGCAATATCATAATGAGCCACCGATCCGATTAGTGCAACATAAACGAATAAAAATGAAATTATTACAACATAAGCAATGACAACTATTCGCATTTTAATACCTCTGTCACAAACTCATCGTCATACATTTTTATTATTTCGGCCAACGTAAACTTATCTGTTATTTCTTCTAGTAAGCTACTTTTATCAATCTCAATCATAAAAACTTTTACTTCATTATTCAAGTCAGTAGTTACACTAACGGCCTTACAATATATATCAATATTCATTTTCTCGCGCCCTTATCCATTCACTGTTAATTCCTACAGCATTGCCATGAATTATTGTTGAATATTTTTCGTTATTATAAACGTACTCAATTCGTACCAAGCTTGGTGTGCTAGTTTTTAATTTTACTTTCAATATCGCAGCGCCCTTTGGTAGTTTTTCTTGAATCTTTCTTATCTGTTTGTGTGAAAAGTTCATTTAGTGCCTGGTCTATATTTTCTATTTTTCTCGGGCATTCGCAATGTCCGTCGTTAATATCCCATCCAATTACGCAAGCAAAACATTTTCCATATTTTCGCATATATTTATCTTCTAACATCAATCACCTGTCTATAGCCGTTATCTGCTTTTTTTACTTTTATAAAAATAGGTGTTTTAACTGATTCTCTATAGCTCTCAACACCTAATTGCTTTAATCTATAACTTAATTCTTTTACTTTGTAATTTTTTACAAAATATTCATCTAAAATTTTACTCATATCTTTATAATATGTAATCTTTACACAATCATTTCCACCTTTGGATTTATAGTCAGACATTAAAACCATTGACACTTCTTTATATCCTGTCATGTACGCACGATCAGTTAAGTTTTTAAATATATCTATTTTCCTCTTATGTTTATTATCGCAATTTTCACAAGGCTTTGAGTATTTTTTAGTACTAAAACAAAACTCGCACATAACTAAAAAGTCATTTCCGCAACTAGAGCATTGCACGTCTTTTTTATCGCAATAAGCGCCACAATCTTCACACAGCTTTAAATCGTTTTTAGGCTTTTTACTAAAATCAACTGGTTGATAAACACTGCCTATTGCATCGACGATACCACCATAGTCTAAAAATAGTGCATCTTTTTTATTGGGTGCGGTTCTTAGTACTCGTCCAGCAGCTTGTCTATAAAGCGTATGTGATCTAGTCGGCCGCATCATAACTAAGCAATCAGCAGGTGGATGATCAAAGCCCTCACTGGCCACAAGTACAGATATTAAATTACCGCCTACTTCTTTATATCTATCTAGTTGCTCGCTTCTATCTTTTCTCTTTGAATGAATAATATAAGAGTATGGCACTATCTGATATAAATATTCTGCATGCTCGATACTAGTTACTAACCAAATGCGAAATTTTCTGTCTGCTGATCTATTTAGCGCGTCCTCGACTTGCTTGTGTATCAAGTCTTTATTTTTCATTATCTTATTACTTAAATCCTTAGCGATAAAATCACCTTTAGATTTTTTAATATCCGATAGATCGATTTTCTTATCACCCAGGGGCGCTTCAAATTTTAATGGAACTAAGTATGTTTTTTCAGTTAGATAGTTTATATCTATCTCAAATACTGGTTTATCCCAAAACTTATTTTCACCATAAATGAAATCGTTATGACTATATGGTGTAGCTGTAAAGCCTAGTACATATGGATTATTTAATTTATTTAATATCTGATTTATTGGTGAATTTTTATTTTCTAAGTTGAAGCGGTGAGCTTCGTCAATCACAGCAATCTCAAAATCATAATCAATTGTAGCTTTAACTAGTGATTGAATCGAAGCTACTGTTATGTTTTTAATTTCTTTTTTCTTTAGTCCAGCATTATAAATGCCAACATCATCAGTAAATCTTTTTATAGAATCGTATGATTGCTTAACTAAGATATTTTTTTGTACTAAAATTAATACTCTATTATTTTTTTGATTTGCTAAGTGTGCCAGTTGCGAAAAGATAACAGTCTTGCCGGATCCGGTCGCTGCAACACACAGAGCAGTTTTTGATGTAGAAAGCGCACTACGAATAGAATCTAAGCATTGAATTTGATAGTCTCTAAGTTTCACGCGCCTCCCGATTGTTATTTAATTAAAATGGTATATCTGTCGCCTCTGGCGTTGGAATTGTATTTACTGGTGCATCTAGTGTGCAAAACTTACTTAAATTTTGATTAGTATAACCGTCTTTTTCTTTTTCTGTCACAGTTGCACCGAATCGTAAGCCAATTAGTTTTTCGGCCATTTCGTATTGGTCTCTAAACGCTAGTTTCGTAATTCCAGCAGTTGAAAAAATCGCTTTCAAGTAACTCATTCCAATATTAACTGCTTGTTGGTTTTTGTTAATAACATTAAATTTAAAAAAACTTGCACCGCTGTCCGATACAGACTTAATCAGTGTATTGATATATTGTCCGTTACCTGCTGCTGCCTCTTTTACTTCTGCACTAACTACCTCTAGTAATTGCTTGCCTGTTTTTAGTGTCTCATTTTGTGATTCGTACTGGTCTAAATCCCATGGATTGCTCATTTTTGCTCCTTTGTGTTGAATATTTTATTTAATAACTTACTTAAAAATCGAACCACGGGTAATAAAATTGGTTCAAATTCTTTGAGTATTGCTTTTTTTAAATTGTCAAATTCTTTATTTAAGCTCAAGTATCGCTTTTGCAGTTGCGTGGGCGGCAGCTAGCTGGATTGTTTCTTTTTGGTCGCACCAATACTCACCGTCCCTGCCTTGCCCAAACTCAAAGTGTAATTTGCAATGATACTCTATGTCTTTTCCATAGGTGCTTTGCCTTGAAAGCCATGCCTCTAATTCCAATCTCTCCCAAACAGGAACAAGCGCGTCGAGGGATTTTGTCCATATGGCTTGTTTGATTATATCGTCTTCCCCGACATCAAAATATAAATCCCCACGTCCTTCCTCGCCATATACCCCCTGAATCTCAATCCCCATAAACTCAGCAATTATTTTATTAACTTCACTATCTGTCACTGAACACCTTCCCGATTATTGCACCCAAACTAGGATCCTCATACGTTTCTAATTTTCCCGATCTATCTTTGCAAATATATCCGTCAATCGGTTGTGTTAAAAGTTTTCTTTGTTTTTCGCCATCATGCTCAACAACTTGTAGAGAAAATACTAGGTCGAAAAATGCAGGACATTTACTAGCGATACTACCTGTTAATTCTGGCACGTAGTATCTGCGTCCAACTTCGTCTTTATCAACTTTTTGTAAGCATGTGTAAAAAACATTCTTAGTCATATTTCTAGTGTATTTTATAAAGCTAACGATGCGTTCGTTGTATCGTCCGAATCTTAACATCGTGTGCTTATCTTCTGGATATTCTTGTTTTGCGCTATCTAAAAATGTTTGTGCTATCTCTGTTAATGAGTCGATAAAGATATTATCATAATCACTATTTTTAGCATGTTCAAGTGCCTTGCCCAAGCTATCTAATATCTCATTAGCGTTATTTCCTATAACGTCTATGTAGTCAACGTCGAAGTCCATAAGTGACATTAGGCCAGATTCAAGCGAAATGATAACTGTTTTACCTGTTAACGTGCTTGCTAGTGTGGTTTTTCCTGCACCGGAATTACCGTAGATTAGAGCGTTTATTTTTGTTGGTTTAATTTCTTTCGTTGAATGAATTTTCATTGATTGCCTCCCTAAATGTTAAAATCTTTAACTTTTTTATAATTAAAGATTTACAATGTAAAGTATTTTTTTTAATATACATACAAGCTCTTTTTCACAAAAGATATAAAGACCCTTAATAAAGACAAAGCCTCCCAGCATAGTTAATATTAAGGGTTTTTTATTTTACATATCATATTTAAATAAATAGTATCATCATTACCATTACAAACATAAGTCTGGGAGAGTCAATGTCATTTGAGCAATTAGCGCAACAGTATTTCGATAAAAATTTAATAGTAGTACCAATCACACCAGGTCATAAAGCTCCATTAATTAAAAATTGGAACGAAATCGACTTTGAGCAATCTATAAATAAATATAAAGGCTTTGGTATAGGGATTAAGCCTGGTCTATCTGGTTTGATGGCACTCGATATAGATATTGAAGATCCAGAGAAAAAAGAAAAGATAAAAAAATTATTACCACCTATTTATTGCGGCCGTATTGGAAATAAAAATAGATTGCCTACAGTATTTTTTAAGTATGATGAAAAGTTTATAGATATAAAAGAGGCAGGCATCGAGCTAATAATAAATGCTAGACAGTGTGTTTTACCACCTACAATGCACCCATTAAAATATCCCTATGAATGGATTGGCATCAGCTTACTAGACGCTGATTTGGATTTAATACCTGAGTTAGATAAGACCTTATTAAATGAAATTTTAGCAATCGCTAGTGATGGTCATGCAAAAGAACAAACAAGCATACTGCCATCTGATGGTAGTCGTTGTAATCATGGTTCACATAATAAATTATCTGACATATTAATTGCAATGTTAAAAGAGGGTCGCAGTGTACCAGAAATATCAGAGCGTTTAATTGAGTATGACAAAGAAATTAATCCAACTGTTTCATATTTTCAATGTCCATCTAGAAAGTGGAAAACAAATAGCATCGAATATAATTGTCTAGATTTGATCATGGGGGCATTTAGACCCAGAATAAATACGGAAAAAATATCAATGCCGATGATTGAGCAAAAAATAGAATTTATAGGCGAGCAATCAGAAAAGCGCGAACGTATGAAATTACCTAAACTGCGTGGTATTGCTCAAGATATGTTTAGTCATATCTATGAAAATTCACCTGTACCGCGCAGCCAATTTGCATTTGCATCTGCAGTCACAACTATAAGTGTAATTCTAGGTAATAAAATAAGATTAGGCCCTACATATCCTAATTTGTACTCGCTAATGCTTGCACCTTCTGGATTTGGTAAAGACACACCTATTAAATTTCCTAATGAACTACTATACGAGTCTAATTTGCTAGATCTTATAGGAGAGGGAAGTCCAAGCTCTGATACTGGCATAATAATGAACTTACCGCATCAAAGAGTGAGATTAGACGTTATCGACGAAGCTGATAAACTATTTAGTGCTTTAAATTCAACTAGTGCTAGTTATCTGTCAAAAATGGCCGATGTTTACGCTGAATTATATACTAGCTCAGGAAAATTCTTTGCAGGTAAAAATACAGCAAATAAACAAGATGATAAAAATAGAATGGGTAACACTGGTGGTTGTCACTCTCCCTATGTATCTATTTTAGGCGCTATGACAATTAAGGCATTCAATAACTCATTCACTCCCGACACGATAGAAAAAGGCTTAGGTGGTCGATTCTTATATTTTATAGAAGAAAAACAAAAACGGAGTAAAGAAATATCACACATTGCACAAATACCGCAAGAGTTTGCGACCTTTGCAAATATGTGGCGCGGTGCTGACTTTGGCGCTGGGATAAATCTAAACGAAATACCAGACACGGTAGATCCAATGCTTAAAGTAATGTCCAGGGAGTCGAGAATAACAGAGGGAGCATTAAGAGAGTTAAGCAATGCACATGCATGGGTTGAAGATGAAAAGCTTAAAAACGCAAACACAAAGGCCGCGCCGATGTATAATAGAGCGTATTCTGTTATTAGAAAAATGGCACTCATAGATGCTTGTTCAACGCAGTACGACACAACAGATATAACAGTTGAAAAAAGACACGTAGTTTGGGCGCAGAAATTCGCTGAGTGCCACTTAAATAATATGTTCGATTTTATCGATGTATCAATATCAGAAAATGTTATCGAAAAAACATCAAACAAATTATATTCTGTTATCAGAAAACACACTGACGGAATTTGTGCAACAGAGCTAGGTGCAAAAACTAGATGGCTAACTAAAAATCAAAGAAAATCAATGCTAGATGATTTGGTTGAAAGCGGTATGGTCAAAGTCGAAAATGAAACAAATAAAGAAACTAAGCGCAAAAAAACAACCTACAAAACTGCATAACATTCTACAGTTTACGCTAAACTGTATATGACGCGGTGTAACTAGTTCGGAGTTGTGCGTTATCACAAATGACCTTAACAAATACAGTTTACAGTTTGGTTACAGTTTTCAAAATTAGATAAGTAGTTAATAATAAAGAGTTAATAATAGTATATATATATAAAGTGTAATATGTATTATATATATACTAATAGATTATTTTCTTTATTTTCTTTGTTTTTCTCTATATATCTCTATAGGTACTTACAGTTTATACATTTTACAGTTTTCATGTTTTTAGGAGCAGTGCAATGGTTAACTTCATCTTAAAAGATTCAATATATAAACTCGAGCTCAATCACTATCCTCAATCAGGTAAAGATCGTGCAATGTTTAAAATGACAACGACAAAACGATTAGCCCCCGGTGATGTAGTTGTTTATGGTGATATTGCATTTATTATTGATTGGACATTTGACAATGGCAAAGATGGACATGCTAGTATGATAGATATACAAACAGCTAGGGATATATGGCAAGCGATCTATCAGAAAAAGAAATTGAGCAAGCAATCTTGAGAAAATTAAATAAACTCGGACATTTTACGATTAAGTTAAAAGACCAAGCTGCTATGCGTAATGGCAGTTATCAAAAAGGGAGCGCATTCCAAATCAGAGGCGTATCAGACTTAGTTGTATTTAAGTCGTCAGGCGCTTGCATTTGGCTTGAGATTAAAAACGCTAAGGGTAAGTTAAGCGAGTACCAAGAACGCTTTAAAAACAAAATACAGAGCTTAGGGCATAGGTATGAAGTTGTCAGATCAGTTGATGATGCAGTTAGCGTTGTATGCGATCACAAAAACTCAACAAATAAAGGCCCTCAATATTTAGAAAATAAAATTGTCGGATATATCATGCACTGTGAAGATTGTTCTAGATCATTTATGAAAAAAGACTTAGACTTAGAGCATGAAGATAAAATCAGAGAAAATTGAACTAGTAGATGTTGAATCTATTGTACCGAATCCCAAAAATGCAAACCAACACAGCGCAGAACAAATTGAAAGATTGTGTAAACTAATAAAATACCAAGGTTTTAGAAATCCCTTGATTGTATCTAATCGAACGGGGTTTTTAGTTGTTGGACATGGACGACTCGAAGCAGCTAAGAAATTAGGAATTAAAAAACTACCCGTCATTAAGCAAGATTTTGAAAATGAAGCTCAAGAGTATGCTTACTTGATAAGTGATAACGAAATTGCGAGGTGGGCCGAGTTAGATAAAGAACAAGTCTTAAATGATTTAAAAGAAATTGAGTTAGATGATATTGAGTTGTTGGGCTTAGAGGATTTTGAGATACCAGAGGTTGACGAGGTAGATTTGCCAGAGTTAAAGAGCGGCGACAAGGAGCCTTATCAGCAGAAAACATTCACGCTACACGATAGCCAAGCCGACACAGTTGATAGTGCCATAAATAAAGTTAAAGAAAAATATAAAGATTATTATGTTAATGAATTGAATGAAAACTCAAACGGCAACGCAATAGCATATATATGCGAATTGTTTTTAACTAAGACATGAGCGCAAAAGATATAATTATAAAGCCAATTTCCAGCAAGGATGCAAATAGGATTTGCAAACTACACCATTACAGTGGCAAGGTTGTAAACAACTCACAGCTGCACTTAGGTGTTTTTTATAACGGGAGGTGCGAGGGCGTTATGCAGTTCGGGCCTAGCCTGAATAGGAAAGGCACTGTAAATCTAGTTTCTAACACAAAGTTTAATGACTTTATAGAGCTGAACAGAATGAGCTTTAGTGATACTTTACCTAGATTTAGCGAGAGCAGAGCCATTAGTGTTGCGCACAAGATAATTAAAAAAAACTACCCGAATATCAAATGGATAATTAGCTTTGCCGACTGTACAGAATGCGGTGACGGAGCGATATATAGGGCTTCTGGATATGTGTTAACTGCAATTAAGAAGAACACCAGTATGTGGGTTAATAAATCAACTGGTGAAAAAATGCAAAACATGCAGTTTTATCACACAATGACAAAAAAGACTGCCGAATGGGTTAAAATGAAGTGGTATATGTTAAGATATGTATATTTTATAGATAAGGATTATCGCAAAAACTTAACAGTGCCGGAAATACAATTTAGTAAAATTGCAGAATTAGATATAGGAATGTATAAAGGCGAATATATCAAGCGTATCGAGCATGAAAGTAATGCGGCTACAGACCATGTAGCAGAAAGCGGTGCAATACCGACTGATACGCTCCATTTAGAGGTTAGTAAATGAGTGACATTGCGCAAAACAACACAAAGACATACGATATCGCAAAAACTCCCTTTAGCTGGGATAAACTAGATGGATTATTAGCACATAAATCATCAATTATAATGTGTAGCGAAATACTAAGCTGCCCAGAGTCAACAATAAGACACCATATCAAAAAACGCTTTAATGTATCGTTTAAAGAGTACGCAGAACAAAAACTATCAGTTACTAAATTAAAACTAGTGCAAAAGGCATTGCAACAAGCCCAGGGCGGTAACACTGTTATGCTTATTTTTTGTTTGAAAAACTTGTGTAAATGGCAAGATAAAATTGAACAAGAAATCAAGGGCGGTTCAATCGAAATAAAGATTGATAAAAATGACAATCAACTTTAAAAAAACAAAGGCACAATTAAAAGCAGTTGAGAAAATAGTCGAATCAACAGCTAAGAATATATGTATCGAGGGTGGATCTAGGGCCGGAAAATCTTTCGAGATTATGCGCGAGATAATAATCCGAGCAGCAAAAGAACCCAATTCAGAGCATTTAATTTGTCGTGAAACATTTAACTCAGCTAAAAGATCAATCTGGCTTAAGACAATGCCCGATGTTTTCCGTATTTGTTTTCCTGATTTAGACCCACAATTCAAACGCGCTGACGGTATTTACTACTGCGAGCTACATAATTCAGCTAAGATTTTTCTAGCAGGTCTAGATGATGATAAAAAGTTAGAGCGTCTACTCGGAACTGAATATAGTACGTTATGGTTTAATGAATCGAATCAAATGTCATTTAGAGCAGTATCTAAATTGCAGACTAGACTGGCGCAAAAAAATGGACTTAAAAAACGATCTTATTTTGATCTAAATCCAACCAAAACAAGCTCCTGGGTATATCAAGTATTTCATCAAAAAGTAAACCCTCAAGATGGTGAAATGCTCACAAATCCCGATGATTATCTAGTTATAAAAATGTCACCTAAAGATAACCTAGAAAATTTAGATGATGAATATCTTGCGACACTTGAAGCACTACCAGAAAAAGAAAAGTTGCGTTTTTTACTCGGCGAGTACGACGCTGACAATTCCGGCGCTGCAGTTTATGCATTTGATAAAGAATCACATGTCACAGAGGATGCAAAAAAACTAGAGGGAACCGACTGGGTGGGGTCAGATTTTAACATTGATTGGAACTCTGATGTTCTGGCCAGTCAACATGCTAACGGTATTTATATTTGGGATGAAATACAAATAGCAGGTGATACATTTAAAAAATGTGATGAATTGAAAAAGAAAAACGTCGCAGGCGCAAGCGTCGTATGCGATTCAACAGGCAAGGCGCGCAGAACGTCCGGAAAATCAGATCACATCATATTAAAAGATGCAGGTTTTAACGTCGTCTACAAAACAAACCCAGCAGTAAAAGATAAAATTGCTAATTTAAACCGATGCTTTACGCTCGGTTATATAAAGATCAATCCACGGTGCAAGAAACTAATTAGGGATTTAACTCAACTAGTTTGGGATAAGAACGACCAATTAGACCAAAAAACAGACCCGAGTTTGTCGCATTTAGTAGATTGTCTTGCATACCTGTGCTGGACATTGTACCCACTGATTAATAAAAGAAAGTCTAAGACTTATCAGTTGTAGGAGTTTTATGTGTGAGATATGGAAAAGTATTAATAAGTATGACGGCATCTATGAAGTTAGCAACATGGGCAATGTTAGAAGTCTGGATAGATGTATACTTAGATCAGACGCAAAGTCCGTCAACTACAAAGGAAAAGAGCTTAAATCCAATACGGATAAAAATGGATATAAACTTGTAAATTTATCGTTTTTAAACCAAGTAAAAACATTTAAAGTCCACAGATTGGTAGCAAGCGCATTTATTGAAAATTGTAAAAGTAAACCAATTGTAAATCACAAAAATGGAATTAAGTGCGACAACAGAGTCGAAAATCTTGAATGGGTAACTTGTGGTGAAAATGTTAGGCATGCAATAAATACTGGGCTTGTCTCGTATAGCGGTAAGAGGAGTCGTCTAGCAAAATTGTCGGATAATCAGGTTAGATATATAAGAAAGTCCAAAAAACAACAAAAAGAGCTGGCTAAGGAATTTGATATAGACCCAAAAGCAATAAGACAGATATTAAATTACAAAACATATAAAGAATACCTTTAAAAAACAAAATAATACCTTTATCATTTAGTAAAGAAAAAACAATTCAGGACAATACAATTATGAGTATATTTAATGAAAAAGAAGAAATACTTGCGCATATCGAAGCGCATCAATCTGAAATAGGTTTTAACGAAACTATTTTTGAAATATTAGAGGGCGATCTTTTAACACATGTTGCACGATCACTTAAAGAACAACTATCAGAGGATAGCTACGCATCAGCAATGGAGCGAGTCGCACCGATTAATTTATTTAAAAAGATTAACGGTAAAATTTCGACTCTTTACATTGATGACCCAACAAGAAAGACAGAACTCGCAACAGATCAAGAACTTATAGACGACTACGTTTCAGAATCTAGCCTAAATACATATATGGAGGATTTAAACAAAGCGGTTAACGCTTATAAATGGTCTGTGTTAGAAATTTATGAAGATGATGGTCTGAAAAATAGAGTCATGCCCTCTCACCAATTCTTGCCCTATGGAAACGATACGAAAAATCCTTTGAAAGTTACTGCTATAATTAAATTTATGGGCGAAATGAAAAAGGTTCCTGAGAATAGAGTGCGTGAGAAAACTGTCCAAAAATATTGGGTTTATACTGCTGATGAATTTATGTCAATTGATTCCGATGGCGATTTAGTTAATGAAGATATGACGGAAAATGGCGGTATAAATGAGTATGGCGTTTTACCGTTTATCTTTGTGTCTAAATCAAGATATTTATTAGTGCCTAAGCCTGATAAAGACGATTTGAAAATGTCCATTTTATTTCCTGTACTTCTGACAGACCTAAATTTTGCCGCAAAGTTTCTTGCGCATTCTATTTTCTACGGAATAGATATTGATTCAGATAATTTAAAGCTATCACCTGATGCTGTATGGATTTTTAAATCAGATGAAGATGGTAAAAAGCCAGAAATCGGAACTATAAAACCAGAAGTGTCAATCCAAGACGTTTTAATGCTGGCAAAGGAACAAGTAAGTTCATGGCTTGATACTAAAAACGTAAAAGCTGGATCTATGGGCAAAGTTGACGGCCAGAATGCCGCATCTGGTATCGCTAAAATTATCGATGAGGCAGACACGACAAGAGAGCGTAAAGCACAAGAAAAATTCTTTAAAAAAGTTGAGCTAGAATACTGGCGAGTTAAAGCAACGATGCATAATAAATTAGTTGAAGCGAAAAGAATTAAGAATGTGAAAGTGTTTAGCGACCCAAGCAATTTGACTGTTGCTATTACCCACGCAGAACAAAAGCCGATACAATCACGTTACGAGAAAATAAAAGAGCTTAAAGAAGAAACAGAGTCGGGCTTTAAGTCTAAAAGGACAGCTATAAAAGAGCTTAATCCCGAAATGACAGAAGATGAAATTCTAGAAGAAATGCAAAGCATCGACGATGAAAGGACTGTTTTTATAGATGAACAAGTGGACTTCCAGGAAGATTAATATCTCCAAGAAATATTCTAAAGAAGAAAGAAAAGCAATTGCATTTGATATAATTGCCTACATTCAAGAGCGCACAAAAAAAGGCAAGGGTAAAGATAACGTAAAATGGCACCCCCCAGCAGATAAATATACGAAAGAGTATCGCAATTCTATAGATTTTAAGAATGCAAAAGGCCGACAAACTAAGGTTAATTTAAAACTATCAGGTGACATGCTCGATTCAGTAGACTTGCTAGAAGATACTGACGGTCAAATAGTGATAGGCATTTCCGAGTCTGATGAAGACCATGGCAAAGCAGAGGGAAATATTAGAGGCAGTTACGGCAAGCCCACAGGATCCAAAAAGAAAGCGCGAGATTTTCTGGCAATATCAAAAAGCGAAGTCAATAAAATACTTAGTAATTTTCCATTAAAAGATGAAGAAAAGCGCACAGAATCACTTGAGAATTTTCTAGCTGCAGCAAAAGCAGCACGAGAGCTATTAAAAGATAAAAAAAGTCTACCACTGGGGGCGATTACTTTTGAAAAAGATTAAGCAAGAACCATTAAATTATTTTTGTGATACATATAAAACTAATTTTATTTTTTGTGTCGGTATGCCCGAAAAACAATTTCTAAAGTATGCAAAAGATACATTTAACTACGAGCGAGATTTACTAGGTGACGGATTATGTCTAGAGATCGGCGGCGATTATGTGGAATTTTATGTTATTTGGGTGCGTAAAAGAAATATGTTCCCAGAATTAGCGCACGAGTGTCTACATGCAGCAATGTATTTGTTCGATAACAAAGGGATTAAGTATGATGGGGATAACTCTGAGCAATTGGCATATTTTGTAGAAAAACTGACAAGGGTAGGAATTGGCAAAGATTGACATAATATTCAATAGATTAATTGCAAAAGTAAAGTACATCATTCAAGCTGCTGATTTAAACCCTATCGCAAAAGACGCTGCAGACAGAGTTAAAAAGCGCACTAGATTAGGCTATGGTGTAAAGAATCGCGGCGACAAAAAAGATAAGTTAAAAGCATTAACGTCAACAGCATATAAAAAACATAGAAAGAAATCGGCAGATTTAAATCGACAATATACAAAGCCAAATAAATCAAATCTAACATTCACAGGCCAATTACTAGATGCAATTACAGGTCGTGCGCGTGGTAAAAAAATAGAAGTCTACATGAAAGAAGATAGAGACGATGGAGAAAAGAACTCTGACATTGTAGGGTACCAATCAGATCAGGGACGCGACTTTTTCGAGTTAACTGATAAGGAAATAAAAGGGTTGCGCAATCAGTTAAAAAAAGATTTAATTAAATTACTAAGAAAGAAATAATAACAATTTAACAAAAGGAATTTTCCATGTCAGACGTTACTAATCCCAGTGGGAACGTTGATAAAAAGCCAGTGGTAGACGATCAATCGAAAAAAGACGTTGTTGCGTATGAAACTTATCAAAAGGTTCTTGCCGAGAAAAAAAGCATGCAAGCAAAAGCACAAGAGATTGAGTCAAAGCTTGCTGAAATCGAAAAAGCTCAAAGAGAGCGCGACGAGGCAAAACTAAACGAAAAAGGCGAGTTCAAAAAACTAGTTGAGTTAAGAGATCAAGAAATTGAAAAGCTCAGAAATGAGATCAACACTGTTGCAAAAGACAGAGACAGCTTTAAAGGTAATCTAGATGATACTTACAAATTGCAAGCGTTTTACGACAAGTTGCCCGGTAAGATTAAACGTCAAGAATATCTAGGCTTTGTAGACTTAGAATCAATTGTCATAGACCCCGATACTGGCACCGTTGATTCTAGTAGTGTGCAAAATGTTGTTTCTAATTTTGTCGAAAACTATGGTGATCTTATTGAGTCCTCAAAATTCGCTGGCTTGCCAGGTGATGCGCCCAAGGGTGGTAAAAAACTAACTGTTAAAGATTGGCAAAACTTGCCTTTAAAAGAAAAAAAATCAAGAATGAAAGAAGTTGATTTTACTAAGACAAAATAGGAGTAAAAAATGGCAACTAAAATTGCAGACGTACAAGAACAAGTTCAAGAGGCTTGGTCTGGTCTTTTCGCTCAAGAGCTTAAAGAAGATACTTTGCTTGTTAGTCTATTAAATAAAGACTATGAGGGCGAAATTAAGAAAGG